TGAAAAAGTTGTTATAATTACTTACCACAAGCACCACGCGATAGCGTATGCAAGGAGTTTGAAATATGCCAAATGAATTTGATCTAAACGGCAATGGAGAGATTGATCCGATAGAGCACGAGATCATGCTGGAAGATCGCCGCCGCCGCATGGAGGACTCAGACGCCAAGAGAGACGCACAGAGGCGTATGACGTGGTTTTCCTTATCTGGGATGGTTTTATACCCTTTCGTCATTCTAGCGGCCTCTCTGTGGGGCTTAGAGGCCGCTGCGGGTTTATTGGCTGACATAGCGGCGGTTTATGTTATCGGGGCGTCTGGTATCGCTGCTGCTTATTTTGGTTTTAATGCAATGGAGAGTAAACATGCTTCAAGCTCTGATCGGTCCGGTAGCTGAGTTAGCTGGTGGCTGGCTAAAAGGTAAGGCAAGCGCACAGGCTGCGTCTGCAAATCTCAAGCTGGTTGAAGCGGAAGCCAAAGCAACCATAATGAAGTCTGCTGCTACCTCTGAAGCGGATTGGGAAAAGATTATGGCCCAAGGTACGCAAAACAGCTGGAAGGACGAGTATTTAGTTCTGCTTTTCTCCATTCCCTTGATACTGAGCTTCCTACCTTTTGATTGGGCGAAGCAAGCAGTCACAGATGGGTTCGCTGCGTTGGAGACCATGCCTGATTGGTACAGCTACACTTTAGGGGTAATTGTTGCGAGTAGCTTCGCCGTGCGATCAGCAACTAAATTTTTCGGAGGAAAAAAATCATGAGCGATGCAATGCGTGAACTGCAATCAAAATGCGGCGTTGCGGCAGATGGTCAATTTGGCCCAAATACTGCCAGAGCGATTGCCAAGTTTTATGAGCTATCGCCAGAAGCCGCGTCACATTTTTTGGGACAGTGCCACCATGAAAGCGGAGGGTTCAGACGCACTCCAGAGGAAAACCTAAACTATTCCGCAAAAGGTTTGCGATCAACCTTTGGGCGTTATTTTAAAACGGACGAACAGGCAGAAGAATATGCGCGAAACCCTCAAAAAATTGCCAATTATGTATATATGGACGAGAACCGAAAATACCCGCTTGGCAATACGAAAGACAATGACGGGTGGTTATTTCGCGGGCGAGGGTTCATCCAATGCACCGGGCGCTTTAATTACAGGGCATTTGCAAGCGAAATGCGTTTGCCAGATGTGATGGACAATCCAGATTTAGTTGCAACCGAATACGCTATGGAAAGTGCTATATGGTATTTCGACAAAAACAACATTTGGGTTCATTGCAAACACGTTACCGATGACACTATTAAAACCGTGACGAAGGCTGTAAATGGCGGAACGCACGGTTTGGAAGACCGTATGAAACAAACTTACAAAATTCACAAATGGCTTGTGTCAGATTAACTTGGATTGTATAAATCTCTAGTGGGTGGCTATCATCACAACATAAATTGCCCTTTTCCAAGCGGGGCGGTTGTTTACCTCGGATGACGTTGCTACAAAAAAGCGCCAATCTTTTAAATTTCAACGGCCACCCACACGACTTCAAAATATTATAGCAACTAGCGTCATTAGGCTAACGCCGCTGATGAAGCCAATAATAGCTCCAATCAGCCCCGCTGCGTTAATCATGCGCTCCACTTCCTTGTCATCCATTACCCTTTTCTCCAAATACTTTGCGAAACGCATCGTTCAAAATCTTTTCTATGTCCCGTTCAATCATGGGTTCGCTCCTTTGGTGTTTGATTAGGCAAGTAATATAACCAATAATCTGGTTTGTTTTTTTGATAATCCAATCGGTATTTTTTCAACCTACCCATTTGCACAAGGCCATTCATAAGGCCGCTAATAACAGAAGCGTTCATGCCCATGTTATCGTCGCCCATCATGTTTTTAAGTTCTGGAACTGTGTAGTCTTTGCCGATTTCAAAGAAGCTAATAATGTGGTGCCTTCGATCTTCTGAGATTTTTAACAATCGAGCTTTTTCTTTTTGCATTTGCTGTTTGTTAGGTGTTTTTATTTGCATCGGAAGCTCTGGTCGCTTTCCGAGCTTTGCCATTTCAATCTCAAACTCTAAAACATTCCAAGCATAAGCAATTTCTTTTATTACCTCTGGTCGCGTTTCTTTTTGAATTTCGGCTATTGCGAGTTCTTTTCGATGTTTCTTTTTATCAACTGCCCAAGCGCGAGGATTTCCTCTAATTGCTGCGTCAAGTTTTGTCTGCTTTGTTTTTTGGACTTTTCTATCATCAACGTCAGCAGTCTCTGCTGTCTTGCACACGCAATTATCAACTCCGCATTTGTCACAAGTTTTATCCTTTGCCGTTTTAAATTTTATTCCAAACCGCCTTGCGTTGCGGCTGATTGTTGCTGGGGAGACGTTTAATACATCCGCCGTTTGATTTTGGTCCAAGCCATTTTCGGCGCATCTTATCATGATCCCAATATCGCTTTCTTTGAGCTTTACGTTCATTTTAATAACCCCGCTCCGCAAAGTCTTCATCAATATACTCAATCAACGTGCAGTGATATTGCTTTAGAATTTCATTGCTCAAGCGTTTAGAAACTGGATCGGTTTTACCGGGGCGGCAGATGCTTGTGATTTCGCTTTCGATCTCACCGGGATCATCTGCCCATCCAATTCCCTTTGAGGCTTCGTAATAAACCTCAATGTCTAACTCGATGCCCTTAATTTCTACTGCGGTTTTTATTGAGTAATAATTCATGATCTGCTCCTGTTATTTATACGCACTTTTGTATTGTGCATTTTACATTAGTGCAAGTGCTTATTTACAGAAATAAAACCAATGCAAATAAACCCGTGATGAATACAACTTCTCCAACAATTTCCCAATCCATAACCATTACTCCTTTTCTTTGATTAAGCTGTAGCTGGCAATTTTAGCGCCGTTGTCAGTTGTGATGATCTCAGTGTGAATATCGTGGCCTTCATCCCGTAGGTTTTTAATACGCGCCGCAAGTCTAAACGATCCGATATATTGCAGGGCGTCGATTGCGGTTATTGGCTGCGTTCTCATGTATTGCAGAATTTGTTTTGTCTGGGTTTCCATTTTTATCTCTCCAATTTGTATCTGAACATTAATTAATCTTCACAACTTCAATGCTAATTCCACTTTTTATTTCGTTTACTTCGAGCATTCCTTTGGGAAGGAAATCTGCATCGTACTTGCTGAAGACTTTTTCCATTTTCTTGTAATAATTTTCTCTCCTGTTCATCGCTTTTATAATTCTGGACGCGGCTGCTTTTGCCGCCTTTTCAGCTAGATCTCGTCTGCTAGATAACCCGCTACGCGGATTCATGTGTGGAGCGGTTACGAGCCAAGTGTAACTGTATTTGCGGTTCATGATCTTCTCCCGGTTGTGGGGAGCCGCAGCTCCCCGTGTTGATTAGATTTCCAAAATGCTCACAATGTGCTTTGGCAATGTTCCCATCGCATCACACTTTTGGCGAGCTTCAGCCTTGGCTTCGGAAATTGTGTATCCGATACCTTTGATGGTCAAACCGTTGAATGTTGAAACTGTAAACTCGATCATGTCGATGCCTCCAAGCTGGCGTGCGTTGGCGGGATTGCCTCGGCTATACACTATATGTATATTTTGTTTTACACTATTGCAAGGGGGATTTACAACTTTTTTAAAAAAAACTATCAATACGCCATGTATCGTGTTGAAATTGAGGTAGAGGGACAACCCCAAGGCAAGGCCAGACCGCGCATGAGCCGTTTTGGTCACGTTTACACGCCTCAGAAGACTAGAGAGTATGAGAAGCGCATTAAGGCGGCTGCGTGGGCCGCTATGCAGCGAGAGCGGTTAGAGCCAACCAACAGGCCAGTTCATATAGATATGGTTGCTTTTATGGACATCCCGAAAAGCTGGTCGAATACTAAAAAGATTGCCGCTGAATTTGACGCCTTTCGCCATACCACAAAGCCAGACCTAGATAATATACTCAAAGCGGCTTTAGACGGCATATCAGGGCCGCAGGGCGTTATATTGGATGATAAGCAAGTTCACAGCGTCAAAGCTAAAAAGGTGTTCTGTCACCCCGACAGAGGCCCGGTGCTTTATATATCTATCTCTTGGGAATAGGAATAATCTGGCCCATAAAGATCGCGCCATTCTTTCGGGCTTTGGTGGATGGCAATTTTACTGTTGTCCCATAATCCCTGATGGTGTCCCTCGCATAATGGGATCGCCATTCGATCGGAGGTTTTCGATCTGCTAAACCGATCATGAATAACGTGGTGCGCTTGAGTCGGTGACATTTGCGGCAAGTTAAACGCCGTGCAAATACAGCAATCCCTTTCCCGAAGCATCTGCAAAAACTTCGGGTCTTTCTTGGCCTTGGTCGGCTTTGGGTTAGACCACACTAATTCCATTTGCCTCCGCTTTCATAGTTAACCCCTATTAACTCTATGAACTTTGTTAACTTTTTATAGAAGTATACAAGGTTCATAAGGTTAACATATGTGTCCTGATAAGGTAGAGCAGTGCAGTACCGCCCCGCAGTGTGTTAATTATCATCTAGTTTTTCCATTTCTTTATTATAGTATTTTTTTGCCCATTTAGTGGTTAAATGCAATTCTCTGCCATGTAAGTGCAGACCACCAACTTCATTTGAGCTTTTAATAAACTCGTTGAACAAAATTTGTCTTTCTTTGTGATTTTTAATTATTCCATTTTTGTTTGGTTCTCTTTTGCAAAACCTTCGTGGTTTAGCATAACAAACCGGACACGGCATTGCCCGGATCATTATCTGTTCATCTGAGTATCTCAATACTTGTTCATTTTTTGATCGGGTCATAACCAACAGCCTCCGCTAGTTTACTCATGGCGAGTTCAAAATATGTCATAAACTCTGCTTGTGTCATGGCGCTAAATTCTGTGCTGTCTACATGGCGCACAATGCTGGACGTAAGCGGCGATATGGTGGTTTTGTAATAGCCGCAAACCAATTTCAGCTCATGGTGTAGGTGCTGGGCGGTCGGCCACATACCAGTGCTTTCACACGCCGTTTTTAATGTTGACCAATACAGGTTGTGATGCGGGTTTGATCTTGTCCCGGTCACTGACAGATTAAAAAGCTGGCTAGATTTGCACTCACCTAAACGCTCTGCGTCATGTTGAGAAACAGGCAGTAACTGCCCATCCCTCAACTCAACTTGAATTTTAGGCACTTTCATTAGAATGGGATTTCATCGTCCAAATCGGCTGGTGTGCCTACAGGTGGGTTTACAGGGTTCACATGGTTAACAGGGTCAACAGAAGCGGGTTTAGAACCTTGAAGCGTTAAATCGTTTACCGTTACGCCCAGATATGTTTTGCCGTTATACTCGCGCTGTGTAAGCTCTCCGTTCACAGTGACCTTGGAGCCTTTGCGCACATAAGGAACAACGGCTATGCCGCGCTTGCCCCAAAACGTGCAGTCAAAATACATGGTTGATTTGTTTGCGCCGTAACCATCGTCAACAGCTAACGAGAACGAACCGAGCCCAGCTTTGTCCATTCCCCCCTCTTTAACTTCACCATCTTTGGTTGCAGTCCCTGCGATTGTAATGACTTTCATAATTCAAGCTCCTTTTTGCGATCATCATGTGCTTCAACCATGCGGTTAAAGTCTTCCTCTGAAAGACCGACTTGGTTTATTGTTTTGACGTATTTTGGTTCAAACTTTTGGAAATTAGCCGCGCTGCAACCGTTACTGTAGAAATCAACAACAGCTTGCACCCGATCATCTGGGGCTATGCTCATTGGCGTGTGCTTAGGCGCTAATGTTTCGTTCTTGCGTTCAACACCCACCATTTCATTAGCAGACGCATATGTGCCGCCATGTAGTCCCAGCGAAGCTAAAGCGCGTCCAATTGCAGATGTTTCGCAAACTTCCAAGGCTGATGTTTTGGTTATGTAGGATGATCCGCGTATTTCTTCCGCAAGGCCCGATCCAACAATAAAACCATCTTTGTCTTTTATAATTGCGCGCACAACAACTGTTTGTTGGTCGTTATATACAAGCTCTGTTTCGATGCCGTAATTGCCGCCAAATGTAATGCGAAAGGCTTCCATGCGTGTGGAAACCTCTGTGTATGACTTGCCGCCCTTTTGCATAACGCCGTGAGATTTATTTAACTCACTGACAAGCTCCATAGCATCGTGGAATTTTTTGATCTCCGTCATTATTCATCTCCCTTAAAGTCTCTAATTGTTTTGCTTATTTTTTCGATTGCACCGACAGGAAAGTTTAGCTTATTGTATTCGTCAAAGCTAATTTCTTTCTGCTCAAATTTTTTCGAAACTTCCATCCAGTTTTCGGTCAGCAATGTGTACATCTTGCTAATTAACAACTCTTTATCGTTCACGTTCATTGTTATTTCTCCCATTGTCTGCATCTTGGGGTTTACAATAGATATTTGCGGGTGTAAAGCATAAATTGCAAATAATTGATGGAGGTTTAAATGCTTACGCCAGAGGAAATTCGTGTAAAGTTAATAGGTGTCAACATGAGCAAGATTGCTAGGGAGACAGGTTTAACGCGCCCCACTATATATAAATTTCTGACCGGGGATCAAAATATGCAGTATGATACTGTGAAAAAGGTTTCGGAATACTTCGAAAGGGAAGGGTAATGTCCCACCAGATGACAGCACTTGCTATGGAACAGGATTTAGCCCCTGCGCCTAAGATTGTTCTGTACTGGATAGCTAACCACCACAACGGCGAAACAGGCTTGTGTTTTCCCAGCATAAACAGGCTTGCGAAGGTTTGTAGAATGTCCCGGCGATCTGTTGAAAAGCATATAGCCGATCTGGCAGGGCTTGGCCTCATACAGGTGACACAAAGGTTTCGCCCAGAAGGTGGCAAGACTTCCAATAGCTACCAGTTACTTCTCAAGAGTTCCCAAGACTTCCAGACCGATGCGCAAAATCTGCGTATACCTACGGCAAAAGCTGCGCATGGGGATACGCAAAATCTGCGCATGAATAACCTTGGAAGAAAGAACCTTGGAATAGAAGATAATATATTGGTCGAAAAGTTTGATGATTTTTATAAATGCTTTCCAAGAAAGACAGCGAAGGGTTTAGCCAGAAAGGCTTGGGAACTTGCAGTTGCAAAGACAAACCCTGATGTTATTATTTCAAAAGCTGCTTTGTACGCGGCCAGTGTAGAGGGCAAAGACAAAAAGTTTATCCCGCATCCCGCTACATGGTTAAATCAAGAACGATGGGATGATGAAATATTCGCTCAGGCAGACAGCGAACAAGATCAACAAAACTTAGTGCATAAGATTTTTGCAGAAATGGTGAAACCAAATGCGTGATGAACAGATACAAGAATTAACACTTAAACTTCTAAGCCGATTGAACCCACCAAGGGCGCTGACCGGGCAAGCACAAGCTATAAAGGATGAAGCCACATTCCTTGCCAAGTGCATAAACAAGGTAGCACCAAGCCAAAATTTGACTGCATGGTTTGAAGAGTTTGAAGAGGCTGTGCTCGGTAACTTGGAAACCCGCACATGGCCGACAGCCAAAGAACTTTCCAAAGCGGCGCAGCAAATACGAAAAGCCAAGCCAGTTTTTGCAGATCACAGCGTTGAAGCTGAATGGCTATTAAACCCGGTAACAATAAACGCAAAGCGCATCCAAGGCGGTCATCCAGTGTGTGAAACATGGTTAAGCGGTAAGAAGGCGCAGTCGTTGATGGCAACGGGAATGATTAGTGAAAGCGATTTGGCTAAGTACAAAAGAACAGCATCATTGCAAAAAGCAGAGGTTTATGGTTAAATGCAGATACTGTTCTCACAGACAGTCTGCTCGGTTAGTTTTCTCCCAGAACTAACTCCCCTTTCTGGCAGAGAAGCAAGTTTCCCAATTCCTTGCTTTTCTGTCAGTTTTTAAATTTCTACGCACCCTGAGAAGGACGTAACAAATGGATAAAGATGATAATTCCCGTAAAGTAGGGGAATCTATGGAGCCAAAAGCTGCTGGTAATCGAGGCAAAGGCAGAAAAAAAGGCGTTCCAAACAAGAACACAAAGCTCCTAAAAGATGCAATTTTGATGGCGGCCGAGAAAGCTGGCAACTCGATTGGTAAGGACGGGATGGTTTCTTATCTTGAATTCCAAGCAAAGGAAAATCCCGGTGGGTTTATGAACCTCATGGGAAAGGTTCTACCAATGCAGGTCAATGGCTCTGGAACTGATGGTGAGCATATT